ATAATGAGTACCTAAGTAATGTTGAGGCCAGAGCCACTAGCTGACGACGTGGCAACCTTGCCAATTCTCAAAGAAGTCTTACCTTTTTTGGTTTTTAAACCTCTTTCATTAACTCCAATCTCAGGAGGTTTTGCATGTGGTTCTCTAGGAGGAGGGCCAACGACTTGAGCTAATCTCATTGCCGCTGCATTCGTATCTTCTGCTTGCTGTTGCTTCGCTACTAATAATTGTGTTGCCGCATCTTGCTTCGCTCTTAATGCTGAATTGAGATCAGCTTGTGCAGTTAAAGTTGATTGACTAGCAGCCTGTTCTATTGCAGCTTTTTGTAAATCAAATTGCTGATCATAAGCTGCATAATCAGGAACCGTAATTGTCGCGGCAGAGCCACCACCCATACACATCAGACTGCCTCCAGTTGATAAACGTCATTCTCCTGTTCTTCCAAACGGCGTTTTAACCACTTGACGACAGATGCCTGGCCTGACTTAAACCAAACTTCTTTTTCAGAAAGACTCAAATCAGGACATTGATCTGGGAACTGCTCATCTAAAGCAGCTACAAATCTTTCATCTATGTTCGGAAAATAAGCCACTCTCCAAGGACGTAGACCTTTACAGCCTACCGATAATCAGGAATATATACCATAGTAGAGAAGTTATTCCACTTCCCCGTAGTTGTTTATGGATTTACAAGAAAAATTAGCAGAAATGCACTCCGAGGTTATAGATCAAGTCTTAGACGATCTAAGAAATGGAGATCGCAAGGCAAGATCAGAGGCAATGGCTTTGCTTAAACAAAACAATGTGACTGCTGTTGCAGCAGAAGGCAGCACATTAAAGAAACTTGCCAACAAATTGGACTTCTCAAGCATGGATGACAAAGTTGTTCCGCTTAAGAGCCCACCTTCAAACGTTGCACCCCTCCGAAAGCTCTCCCCGAAGTAGTTTTTTTCTTAAAACCGAAAGCTATTGAGTCAATAGAACCTGTTGTCTCATCCATCCAAGCTTCTAATTCATCTTGGAAGAGTTGATCTTTTCTAGCTTGTTGTTGAACTTGCTGATCTTGGGCGGCTGACTCAACAAAAAAGCCGACTGCAATAGCAAGAGCGTCAAGGCGGTCATCATGGCTTAAGCAATTCCTTTCTTGTGTCAATCTTGAGGCTTGCCAAAAAAGGCTCCGTGAATATCCATGTTCAGGATCTTCATCAGTTAGACGATAATCATTTTTAATGACTCGACTATTGACGATAAGACGATGCTGTTGAATTAAGGGGCCAAGTGTGTCACATAATCTTTCTTCTTTACGGATGTTATGCCTAACTTCTTCGATAGTGCATGGATGTGTTCTTGTTAAATGAGGTTTTAACAGAGCTGAGAACATTCCATCACCCATATTTGATTCAGCAACGACATAATTGACATCCCATTTCTTTGCTGTTTCGGAGAGATATTGCAGGACTTCATCGGCATAGCCCAAAGTAGACCCACCTGATTCAAGTAAGAACAAATTTCCGTTTAATTCTGCTAAAACTGCCCAAGCGAGCTCATCCTTTCCGCGACCTGCGGGATCAATCGCGAGAACACACCGCCACGATTCGGTTTTCGACACCCATCCATTTTGAAATATCGGGCGATGGTAGAACCTATCAGCTCCAAGTCCGACGCAGACTAGATCTTGCAATCTCATATCAGGTTGGTTAGACCATATACAAGTCTCTGGTAGGGCTTTCCCATCAAGATCCATCACCATGAGATCCCCAAGCCTGATTGGATACTTATCTAAAGTTGCTAATCGGGTATTGAGCATGAACTGAAGTTCAAAGCTCGCCTTGGTCATGGATGCTTTTCTCTGGAGGATGTCTTCATGCCCAAATCGCTCTGGATCAGTCGGCTCTTCCACGAGGCTGCTATTCGCGATGACCTCTTGTTCAATCGTCGGATCGAGGCTGCCCTCGTAGCAATCGAACTCCTTCGGATAGAGCGCAGGCCAGTAACGAGCAGAATAGTTCCGTTCTCTTACAAGCCTTAAATATATCGAAGTCTCCGTATGTGGCGTTCCTAAATATAAAATTTTGCGGGGCAAAAGCTGGCCCTCCTCTGGCTTTATGATACTTTGTATTTCTTCAACAGCGTGTGCAACTCTGTCTTGTTTTAGCTGTGTAATTACGTTAGCTAAAGTTTCAACATCATCAAGAATTGCACAAGTACATCTTTGTCCAGTTGTTTGTCCCATGACACCCATAGATCGAACAGACGGAGACTGTTCAACTTGAGCTGGCCCTACATCAAAAGCAACATTAGAGAATCTATTCTCCGGCCCAGGCATAAGACATTGAAGAATATCAATTTCTCCAATGCAACGAAGCATAAAAGACGAAAAGTCAGTTGATTTAACTGCTGTAGCAGAGACAATCAGAATCTTTTCATTTGGATCTACTCTTAATCTCCATAAAGCATAAAAAGACGCAAGAATCGACTTACCTAATCCACGAAAAGCAACAGTAAGACTACGATCTGGCCCATCTTGCATCCATCTACAGACAGAAATCTGCTGCTTAGTTGGGGCATCAGCTAACCCCAACTCTCGAAGCAGATAACAAGTGAAATTAGGAAAGCTATCTCTTAATTGAGGAGGTAACGGTTCCCATAAACTTTTCAATTTTCTGTCTCTAGATCAGCTTTTTCAACTTCAACTGTAGCTGTTGGTCTGACTGGAGGAGCTAATAGCTGTTCTTGAACCTCTTCGTCCACGTAAACATTAGACGTATCAGCCTTTTTTAAAGTTTCAGGCTTAACGCAGCAAGCACCTTCAAGACCTAACTCCATTCTTTGATTGTTGGTGAGGTAAGGCATAGTCCTTTTTTAACTTTCTCTATTCTGACGTAACTATGGCTAGATACAACAAAACCCCCTAACGGCGCGATTAGTTAGGAGGTTTTATCTAGCCCTAGCTGACCACGACCAAGCAGCAAGCATCGTAGGGATATTCTTAGTTTAGCTCACTAGATCTTCTTTCTCTAGTTCATCAGCTTTAGCTGAAAGTCCTGTATAAATTCCATGCATCGGATGATCTTGATGATGCCTGCCATCTAAGACATACCACCTCTCCATATCCAATACCCTTTTACGATCTTCTTCTAACCATTCTCTTTGATACATTATTTCTTACCTCCTTTCTTTGGTGGTCTTCCTACCTTTGATCCATAAGTGCCCTTCCCTTTTGGCATGGCTCTTCATTCATAAGACCACTACACAATAATCAATTACATCTATTTTTACTTAAATTATTCTCCACCCTCGTAGATATTTAATTAAAAAAAAGTCAGTTGATTTGCAATTGGTGGTAGACAGGCTTCATCTCCATACTGACTAGCAAAAGCTAAGGCTACTCCCTCATAAGTTAACGACCTCTTTTTCCAGCGATCAGGCCCAGGAGGCATCATGTGTATTTTAGGTTCCCTTCCTTCAACAATATTTGTAGGTCTTAATTTAGGTAAATTCTTTAACCATAAACACGTTGATTTAGTCTCTCCATGACCATGTTCCCAAGGTTGAATAATACAATCTGGTGGTCTAATAGCTGAACTAATAACACTTATAGGATTCTCTATACACCATCGCTTTACTGGCGACTCCATCAATAACCTTACGAAATTCAATGCCTCCTTTTGCTCTCTTCCCTTTCGATGAAAATGCCTGCTACCACTAACAGCTAAATGAGTACACGGTGGATGAGCAATCATTAAATCCCATCCATCTCCCAAAATATCTCTCACATCTCCTTTGTAATGATTACCAGCTATCTCAGTCTCCAATAAATCACAAGACCATACCTCATGCCCCTTATCTAATTTCTCAAATGCTGTCCTTGTCCTTCCACTAAATTCACAAGCTACCAATATCTTCATCTATATCCCCTCCTTCTCTCATCTTCCTCCCTCCTCTTTCTCAAATATTCATTAAACCCTTCCCTATCTGTCCTTAATCCATCAACTAATCCATACTTCGCTCTATACCCCCTCATGTATTTCCCATACTCCCTCCTCTCACTACTCGTAAAATCTCTCGCTAATTCCCCTCCACTTGGATCTCTCTCAATACCCACCCTCTCCTTCATTACTTTCATCAAATACGTTTCCTTTCTTTTAATCATAATCCTTAATGCTTGGTCGCTTCAGTACCTTACAACCCCCATCAAACTAACTCAACCCCTCAAACTATTTCAAAATGTAAATACGGAACATTGACTTTCAACCTGAACGCCTATATAAACAGACGGCAGGGTTTTTAACGAAACGCAACGAATATTCCCCTCCTGTTACCTCGATATATACACCCCTAGCCTCGCTTTTCCTTGTGTCAGCGGGGCTTTTCCATTTTACTGCTCGCGATTAAGTAGGGTTCGTCGTCTCGACTTTTCCAATTTCCCCCATTACCCCGCCTGAATCGCCTTTAAAAATTCGATCAACTGCAAAAAATTCCTTTTATTTGTACTTCGATAGGGGAGGGGCTAGTGAGGGGCTGGCTTGGCTGCAAATAATAAATTCGCATCAGCTCTTCACCCTGGTCTTATTGCTGGTCCAGCTCCAAAGGAGACTGACAGGCAAACGAACAAGGAAGAGCCCGCCGCGGGGAGCTGAGAGGCTGGGAATGCTACAGAGTGTTAAGCTTTAAAGGTAAAGTCTACAGGGCCGAAGAGTAAGAGCTATTAATGGGGAGTGCTTCGGCACTACCACGACCGCAACTAGACAAATGAAGATTACTGAAAAGTCCTTAAAGGCTGATATCTATGCAGCCTTGCTTGAAGCCAGAACAGAGGTTGAGCTGGTAAGGAATGAGCTAGAAGCCTTAAAGAACAAAAAGGTAGAGCTGATTACTTGGAAAGCTCAAAAGGACAACGTTTTAGCCCGCTACCAAATCCACCAAAAGGAAGTTGAAGCGATGAAAGTTGATGTTGTTGCTTTCTCTGCTTGGTTTGAAAGGACAATTAAAAGCCTTAGTCAACAATTGGCTCAAGGTTAATGATTTCAGCATGGAGCCCTACGGGGTTCCACGCTGGGTTCTCCAGCATTACCACGACCAAAGGTTTTTAATTATGGGAGAGTATGCAAAGTTAAAAAGCACAGGGGAA